GCTGGCGTTCCGACTCAAGCCTTACTGCCTTCCCGGTGACACCCTGGGCGTAAAGCTTGTCCTCGAAGCTATCCAAGTCATCTCAGTCAAAGCCAAAGCAGGCATTGATGCAGGAGACATGGGTGACAAGGAACTGTCAGAGGTGTTCGGCAAAACCAAGGGCTTCAAGTATGAGCAGCCAACCGTGACGCCGAGTGTGGATGACGAAGACGACGACTTCTAAGTGGCTTTTAGATCAGGATTAGAAGAGATTGTCGCTGATCTATTTGTTGACCTGGGTATCAAGTATGAGTACGAATGTACAAAGCTTGACTACACAGTCTCACATAAGTATTGTCCTGACTTCAAACTACCCAATGGCATCTTCATAGAGGTCAAGGGGTACTGGGACAGTCAAGATCGACGGAAGATCCGAAACATTATCAAACAGCATCCTGAATTAGATTTGCGTATGGTCTTTCAGGATCCAAATAAAACTATCTCTAAAAAGAGCAAGACAACATACGGCGAATACTGCACGAAGTTGGGAATACGTTGGGCTAAATACACCAAAATTCCAATCGACTGGCTGAAATGACTGACTCTACTTTTGAGCGACATATTCCATGTCCGCTGTGTGGATCTAGCGATGCTGGAGCTCTGTACAGCAATGGAAGTATGTACTGCCATAAGTGTCAGAAACCCTTCGATATGGATGGTGAGATACCTCTTTCCAACACTTCGAAACCAATGCAATCCATCCAGCTCAAAGGTGATGCACAACGACTTTCGAAAAGAAAGCTCTCAGAAGATCTCTGTAAGCAATTCAAATGCCACAGAGACGGAGAACTTCTACGCTTCTATTATTACACAAGCGGCGGAGATCTTGCGGGATGCAAAGTCAAGAACAAAGACAAAGAGTTCTGGGTAGAAGGTAAACTTCCAGGCACATTTTATGGGCAACAACTGTTCCCATCAAAAGGCAAGCGAATAGTAATTACAGAAGGCGAGCTCGATGCAATTTCAGTCGCCTCTGCAATGCCTGGGTGGCCTGCAGTCAGCCTTGCGGCTGGCGCAACATCGGCTGCCAAGTCAATCAAAGAAAACTATGAGTACCTCCAGGGTTATGAAACCGTCTGCCTCTTTTTCGATGATGATGCTCCAGGCCGTCAGGCGGCCAAGGATGCTGCCGCTTGTCTTCCTCCTGGCAAAGTCACGATTGCGAAGGCATCTGGATACAAAGATGCAAGCGATGCTTTACAAGCTGATGATGCAGCAGCAATTCGAAAAGCTGTCTGGGATGCACATGACTATCGACCGGACGGGATCGTTAGTGGAAAAGACTTATTCGAAGTAGTCACACAACCACGACCCAAAGCAAAGTGGCAGTACCCATTCAGCCAACTCAATGAAGTGCTGGGTGGTGTCAGACCAGGTGAACTCATCACGTTGACCAGTGGAACTGGCCAGGGCAAGAGCTCGATGTTCCGGTACTTGATGACGTACTACTGCCAGCAAGGCATCAAAACAGCAGGCCTGTTCCTCGAAGAATCAACGTGGAGAACAGGGCTAGGACTGATGAGCGTTGGGATCAAAAAGAGTTTGCACCTCACTGAGCCAACAACGCAAGAGCTTCAAGAGGCTTACGACCAAACCCTAGGTAAATGGGACGTCCACCTTTATGACGGCTTCGGTTCGTTCGAGCCTGATGTGTTGTTCAACCGCATCGAGTACCTGTCACAAGGTCTTGGTGCTGAGATCATTTTCCTTGATCACCTATCAATTCTCCTGAGTGGATTGGATGGTGATGAGCGGAAGATGATTGACACAACAATGACAAGACTTCGATCTCTTGTAGAGCGAACAAAGATCACCCTCTTCCTGGCATGTCACTTACGACGGCCACAAGGGGATAAAGGACATGAAGATGGAGCGCAGATTTCCATTGGACAACTCAGAGGATCTCACGGAATTAGTCAACTTAGTGACGGAATTATCGGGCTCGAAAAGGATCAGCAAAGCACAGATAAACACACTGTTACGACACTTAGAGTCCTTAAGAATCGATATTCTGGCATTACAGGCACGGCTGGATCGTTGGCCTACGACGTGAATACATCTCAATACCATGAAGTCAATCAATCCACCCCGTCAGAAGTGTTCGAAGACTTCTGAACTAATCAGACCTAACCCACCAACACCGGAGGCTATTAAGAAAGCACAGTTCATTGATAAGACCTTTGTCTGGAAAAAGTAATGCTCATCATGGACTTGGAATGTGATGGCTTTTACGACACCGTAAGCCAGATACATTGCATTTGCATTTATGACACCGACACCGAACAGATGATGAGGTACAACGACGTTGGTTCACAAGAGCCGATCGTTCGTGGTGTCCAAGTTCTTGAAACTGCTGATGTAATCGCAGGGCACAATGTGATTAACTTCGACCTCAGAGTGATAAAGAAAATTTATGATTGGTTTAATCCACAAGGCGTAGTTATAGACACTTTGCTGCTGTCACGTTTGTATCACGCAAACATCTTGGATGTAGACAGGAAGCGCAAGTGGACACAAATGCCTGTTCAACAATATGGCCGCCATGGACTTGAGTCATGGGGCTACAGACTAAATGAATACAAGGGTGAATTTGCAAAAGAAACGGACTGGAAAGAGTGGTCACCTCAAATGGAAGACTATTGCGAACAGGACGTGAAAGTTACCACCAAACTTCTATGCGAACATTTCCCGAAATACCTGATTGGGTAAAACTCGAACATCAGGTTCAGCAAATCTTGACAGATCAAGAGACACATGGATGGAGAATTGATGTCGCTCTTGCACGGGAACTTACACAAGTTATCCAGCGAGAACTTGAAGAGGCTTCTGCAATACTACGAGACCGGCATCCTCACGTCGGAATCTCGCAATTCACTCCACTCAGAGATAACAAAACAAAAGGCTATTTCACAGGGTGTGTATCGACTCGTCTGACCGATCTGAATCCGACGAGTAGAGATCATATTGCGTGGATATTGCAGGAGAAACACGGATGGAAACCACGAGAGTTCACAGCCAGCACACGGGACAAAGAGAAACAGAAACCACAGATCGACGAGAAAGTTCTGAGCGAGATAGGGTCCGAGGATTCTATGCTGTTCATGAAATGTTTGACGGCAACCAAAATGCTTGGGATGCTGTCGAGCGGCGTGAACGCTTATCTGAAGCTTGTTACGACGTCTGATCGTATTCACCACCACTGCTCAGTTGGAACAATCAGCCATAGAGCCCACCATCTGAGGCCGAATCTTGGGCAAGTTCCAAGTAGAGAAGACTTCCGCAGATTGTTTATTCCAAGTGAAGGTATGGTCATGGTCGGTAGTGACCTGGCCCAGATCGAGCTTCGGATGTTGTCGCACCTGCTTTGTCGCTATGACGGAGGCAGGTACAGAGACATTCTGTTGCACGGTGATATTCACCAAGTCAACGCTGATGCGATGGGCGTGACAAGACGAGAGGTGAAAACCCTCAGCTACGCCATCATCTATTCAGCGGGAAATAAGAAGCTGGGCCTGACATTTGACAAAACGCTGTCAGATGAGAAGGCAAATAAAAAAGGTAAAGAACTTAGAGAAGCCTTCATCGGAGCCATCCCTGGCTTTGGTCAGCTACTCGCAGACATCAGAACCCGTGCAAAAGGCGGCTGGGTCAAAGCAATCGACGGACGGAAGATCCACCTGGACAGTCCGCACAAAGCCCTTAATGCCTGCCTTCAGTCATCCAGTGCAGTTATCGCGAAGCGTTGGATGTTGATCGCACACGAAACAATCAAATCCACCCAACTACGGGCGCACCAACTCGCATTCATCCACGACGAACTGCAGTACGAGTGTGACCCGCAACATGCTAATGACTTATCTTCAGCCCTCACCTTCGCAGCAGCAGCCGCTGGTGAGTTTTACAAGGTCCGATGCCCCATCGAAGCTGACGCTCGAATCGGAGCAAGCTGGGCCGATACTCATTGATAACAACCGCAAAGGTGATATTTACGAGAACATGGTCTGTACCGAGGCCATGCTGCGCGGTGCCAATGTGTACAAAAATTGCAGCAAGGTCGGGAAAACCGATTTAATTATTGAATATGAAGGCAAATGCCTGAATGTGGATGTTAAGGCTTCTAGCTGCCATAAAAGTAGTGCACCTGGCGTAGCCCTCGTCCATGTCGATGTTGAAAGTCATAAGGTCCGATGGGCTCGTCCCACCAAAGCACCGCTGGGCTGGGAGTCGTTCTGGAATGACTGAAGCTCTACTTGACTTCGACTTCAACGTCCACAAGTGTGCTGCCCGAAACGAGGTAGACACTGACTTCGGCAATGACGTGATCGTCGTGCAATCCAACTTCAGAGAGTTGATGCGTGACGTGGAGCGTGAGATCGCTCAGGTTAAAAACGACCTTGGCATGTTCAATATCGAGGTAAAACTCTTTTTCTCATGCTCCCCAAATTTTAGGAAAAAAATTGACCCGGAATACAAGGGTGCGAGAAAACGAAAAAAGCCCGCAGGATACCGCCGCTGTATCAACAAACTCAAAGAGAACTACCCCACCGTCGAGATGCCCACACTTGAGGCTGATGATGCGTTGGGTATCTACGCAACCCGAAACCCAGGGTGCATCATCGTCTCACCAGACAAAGACCTCCGACAGATCCCAGGGTTGCTGTACGACTACAAAGAAACAGTAACCATCACTCCTGAAGAGGGTGCTAAGTGGCACCTGATTCAGACACTGGCAGGGGACGCAACCGATGGCTACGCCGGAGCCCCCAGCTATGGAATCCGCAGAGCTGCAGCCCTACTCGATGAGAAGGGTTACTCCTGGAAGACTGTTGTCGAAGCCTTCGAGTCAAAAGACTTGACTGAGGAAGACGCGCTGAGGAATGCACGACTAGCTCGAATACTTACTAAGGATGATTATGACGACGAAACCGGAGTCAAGCTTTGGACCCCCGATGCCAGTTATCGAGTTGACGATGGAGCAACAGTTCAAGCTGAGGCGGCTTGAAGACTTGCTACCTGAGGCAGACAAGAAAGACATCATCACTTTGTTCTTAGCTCTGCAAAGACAAAACTACGCCTTATCTAATTCACTTACAAACCTGCTGAAACATTGGCCGAGTCCCCAAGCCATTACACACGCGGAGCAATAGAAGTCTGGGACTTTATCCGCGATCAAGATCTCAACTATCACCTTGGCAATGCTGTTAAATATATTTGCAGAGCCGGTTTCAAAGGTGATAACACAAAGGCTCAAGACCTTAAAAAAGCTATCCACTATCTT